GTGGAAAAAAGGGCATACTTCAGAGGGTGCAAAGGGTGGATCATTTAATCTTGATCTGTATTTAAATTATTGTGTAGCAAGGGAGAATTATGAAGATAGGAAAAAAGTATAATAGACCAAAGCTGATGGATTCAAACGTCAGAAAAGTAAGGAATGCAACGCGTGTGATCGAAATGTACGGATTAGCCGGTAAAAGTAGACTCAGAACAACGGTATATCGCCGTGCCTATATGATGGCTAAACTTCGCCAAATAGGATGTACGTTTGAGATGATCGGTGAACTATTTAACAAAGACCATTCAACGGTTGTATATGCGGTTAAGAATCACGATTACTTTGTTAAGGTGAACGACTTGCCTTATAAGTTAGCGGTTGAGCCAGTAAAGACTACGTTCAAAGTAATGAATCAAGAAGTACAGTTGAATATATACAGCGATGTGTTAAGTTGCTTAGACTTCAACGACTTGCTTTTGATCAAAGAAAAAATACATAACGGGATGTACAATTAAATTTGTAAATATGAAAAATTGGAAAAAAATACCAGGTTTTAATAATCGTTATTCAATTTCATTGTATGGCGAGGTAAGGGATGATCAAAGAAACGTTTTAATTAATGCTCACATGAGCGGAGTGAAAAGACGAAATTATCCTCAAGTTACATTGTATAAAAAAATAGAAGATGGAACAACAACAAAACACACTAAACGTATTCATTCACTTATGGCAATAACTTTTTTAGATCATGTTTACGATGGCTCAAGAAAAATTGTAGTTGATCATATTGACAACAATCCATTGAATAATAAGATTGATAATTTAAGGCTTGTAACAATGAAAGAAAACACATATAGACATAGAAATAATTAGTATATTTGTGAACGGTCTCCTTCGACATTATAAGACCATAGGAATTATTTACCCTTGTTTTGAAAGTAGAGGTCGAAGGCTACTGACGAAGCGAGGGTTTTTTTATTTAAAAAATTTAATGTTATGATTTACAAATTTGAAAATGCACATTCAGAATTAGAGGTTCAACTAAGCAAGGCAGAAGATGACGATTGTTTTGATACAGTTATGTTTTCGGTAAAATACAATGATGAGTTATTTTGGAAAACTTCATCTTTGAAAAAAGAGGACATTTACCATTTAATTGGAGCATTGCATTTACTACATAAGCAAATGAATTAATAATAGGTAAAATGAGAAAGGCATTTAACTTTTACCGTAGTTATTACGATGTTGCTCAAGAGTTGAACGATAAGGATCGACTTGCTTTTTACGATGCTTTACTCAAACGTCAATTTACAGGAATTGAAATTGAATTAATCGGCATGAGTAAGTTTGCTTACCTATCTCAAAAGCATTCAATTGACCAACAAATAAAGGGATACATGGATAAAACAAAAGACCCTTTGGTAGGCCCTTCGGTAGGGGGTAGGCAAGGGGGTTCGGTAGACCCTTCGGTACAAGAGAAAGAGAAAGAGAAAGAGAAAGAGAAAGTAGAATACACTATGGATTTTCGCAAAAACAATTTTGCTCAATCGCTTCAACCTTATATTGAAACGTATGGTCGTGAAATGCTGAACGAATTTTATATGTATTGGACTGAACCTAACCAACGTAAAACCAAAATGAAATACGAAATGGAAAAGACTTGGTCAATTGAACGAAGACTAAACACATGGTCAAAACAAAGTGTTAAATTTGGCACTGCGGTAAGTAAAGCAGAAACACCTAAATTCAACCCTTATGGATAACGGATACGAAATAACGAAAGCAAGTGACGTACTTTCTAAATTGTCACATTACCGTAACAACTATCATGAGAAAGGAAAATATTTAGGATGGGATAAGTTACACGAACACTATTCGATGCAATTAGGTAACGTTACTGATTGGACTGGTTATCCTATGAGCGGTAAAACTCAGGTGCTTATGGAGTTACTAATGAACACGTCAATGTGGTACGGATGGAGGCATTTAGTTTATTTTCCTGACGTAGGTTCTAATGTTGAGATTATTGCCGACCTTATCCATAAAAAAACGGGCAAGAGTTTTAACCCATCGTTAAGCAATGCGATTAGTGACGATGACATCCGTAAAGAAGTTGATTGGATTACACACCATTTTTTGGTACTTACTCGCAAAGATGTAAAAGCAAAGATGACTCCGATGGAATTTTGGGATATGGCAGTGTATTTAAAAAATACGGAAGGATTGCACACAGCATCAATTGACAGTTGGAAAGACCTTAGTCATCCATACGATAAGTTTGGAGGTTATGCGCAGTACTTGGAATTTGTACTACCGTATCGAAACCAAATCGCAGAGGACAACGATTTGCATCTACACACGATTATTCACCCAAAGCTAACGGAAAAGGAAAACGGTAAACGAAAGCCACCTGTACCATATGACTTAAAAGGTGGTTCTGAATGGTTCAATAGTGGCAAGTGCATGATAACTGTACACCGTGAGGATTTAGATAGCGGAATTGCAGAGATTTATTTTAACAAAATTAAACCAAGAGCAATAGGTAACATCGGTAAAATTGATTTACGTTTTGATGTAAATAGGTTTAGGTATTACGACATCGAAGTTGAGAATACAGAATTTTTGCAGAATCATCATAAGATATTTGCGACACCAAAAAATGCGAAAAAGAATATTGAAAAAATGGTTTACTTTAGCGAACCACAAACAACACTAAACCACATAGTAAAGGATTGCCCTTTTTAGTACTAAATTAGACCTAAAAAAATCAAGTAAAGAAAAACACGAATTTTATACATGAACCTTTAAATCAGAATAATATGATTGACGAATTAGACCATTTACTTGCGCAGACATCAACCAGCGCAATTATTGGTAGCCTTAAACACGAATTAGATAGGCTACAAACAGTTGACGAGGAAAAAGCAAAGCCATTTATTGAAGGCTCATCCAAGCACCTTGAAAACATGAAACACGTGCTGCTGCATCTAATGATATGCGAGAAAGAAATACGCAACCTTATAAGCCAAAACTACAACCTACATAGGGAAAACATGGAACTGTCTAGAAAAGTTGAGCAGTTGGAAATAATGAATAATAATTTAATGAATGGCATATAACGTGATGCAGATTGGCGGTCGTTTTAATGCCGCCAATGTGCTGTTATATTTAGTTTGTTTTAATTTTTAGCGAAGGAATATGGAAAATTTAAAATTAGTAGAATTATTTGCTGGAAGTAGATGTGTTGGCAAAGCTGGTGAGGAATTAGGAATGAAAGTTTTTAGTGCTGATTGGCAACCATTTGATAATATTGACTTTGTTGGCGATATTGAGAATATGGAAATAAGTGATGTGCCTTTTGTGCCTGATGTTGTTTGGGCTTCACCTGATTGCACTACTTACACTATTGCAGCAATAAGCACACACCGAAACGGAACAGAACCGAAAAGTGATTATGCTAAAAAATGCGATCAGGTAAATAGGCATTTTATTTCATTGATAAAACAATGGTTAGAGATAAATCCAAACTTGAAGTTTTACATTGAAAACCCAAGAGGAATGTTAAGAAAAATGCCGTTTATGCAAGAGTTTAAAAGGCACACAGTTTGGTATTGCCAATATGGAGATGATAGAGCAAAGCCGACAGATATTTGGACTAACAATGATGAATGGTTGCCAAGACCGATGTGCCACAATGGAAATAAGAATTGCCACCACCAACCAGCACCAAGAGGTTCTAAAACAGGAACGCAAGGGAGAAAAGGAAGTTATAATCGAAGTATGATACCTCACCAGCTTTGTATCGAAGTTTTAAGTGCGGTGGGTAAAATTAAAACAAATTGAATATAACTAGTTGCTAGGCGCAACAGTTGCGTAAAGCATAACTAAAACGAAATAATATGCGCTGTAAAAACTGCAAAGAGAAATTTGAACCGTTACGTTTTAATGCTAAATACTGCATGAACGAAGAATGTGTACGTGTTTGGGTAGAAACTGAAAAGCAAAAGCAATGGAAAGCTAAAAAAACACGATTGAAAAAAGAACTGATGAGTTTACAGGACTACCTTAAAATTGCACAACAAGTATTCAACAAGTACATCCGCGAACGTGACAAAGGAATGAGCTGTATATCATGCGGGAATGAGCCTAAAAAAGCCAACGCCGGACATTATTTTTCACAAGGCGGTCACTCAAACGTCAGATTTCACGAAGACAACGTACATCTTCAATGTGAACACTGCAATAGTTTTTTGAGCGGTAATTTACTGAACTACCAAATAGGAATTGAAAAACGTATAGGCGGCGAACGGTTACTTGCATTGCATGAAATTGCGCATGAAACAAAGAAATGGACTATTGACGAACTAACGGATTTGATCGCAACCTACAAAGCCAAAATAAAAAACCTATAATTTTTTTACTAAAATGTATAACGTATTAAAAATGTTGTATATTTGACAAAACGAAAAACATAAACAGAATGAAAAGACCAAAAAAAGGAATTACGGAACGATACTTAAATGTATTGATCGAAATTCATGATTCGTTACGAAAAAACGAAACAAGCAATTTAACAGAAATATGCAGAAAGCATAAAGTAAGCAATTCAATAAGCACGGCAATAAGACAATTACACCTTATTCGTTATTCGATTAATGGTAACCGTTGGATTGCTGATTACCCTAACTTAGAAATGGTTGATCAAGTGCGTAATTTACTTGCAAATAATCAAAAGAAAAAAGCAATTAAACAATTTCAAGAAGCATTTGAGTGGGAAAAGCCACAACCAAAAGCCGAAACAGTTGTAAATTACGAATACAAGCCACAACCCGATTCAAGCCTTGTAAGCGAGTTTATCGATCACCATGAACAATCACTATTGCCGCCGCCTGTAAAGCGCGTTAAAACGGCTAAAAACATCGAAAAAACGCGTATGTTTCAGTTGCGCATCTTTGGAATTAATTTATTTACTGTAAAATACTAACATCATGACACGAAAAAAACAAGAAATCGACACATTCGAACAAGGTTTAGATGAAATCAACCCAATCGTTCAACCTATTAAAGAAAATTCAACAGATGGTCAAAACCTACATTCATCAATTATTAATGTAATGAGATCAGTTAAAAACATTGATAAGTCAATGACAGTAGGAACGGGGCAAAATAGTTACAAGGGCGTTGCTGATAAAGACGTAAAGTACATAATAGGTACAGCAATGGCAAACAATCACCTAACGTGTTTACCTATTGATATTGATGAAGAGGTAAAAGTTGATCGTTGGAATGAGGAGACGCAATATGGCGTTAAATCAAAGCAATCTATATTTACCAAAGTAAAAGTTAAGTTTCAACTTACTCATTCGCTTAGTAAGGAATCAATTGTAATTGTTGGTTATGGGCATGGTGTTGATTCACAAGATAAATCTGCTGGTAAAGCAATGACGTATGCGCTTAAAAATGCTTTATTATATTCATTTCTTGTTCCAACAGGCGCTATTGATGATACAGATACAACACATTCAAACAACTTACCTATTCCGAATGCAGTTAAAGCAAAGCCATCAATTAACGGTGAACGATTCCAAAAGGCGTTAAGTGCTATTGCAAAAGGTGAGGCATCTGTAAACGACTTAAAAAACAATTTTACGCTAACTGCTGAACAACAGCACGACCTTAACATGATTGATGTATGACACCAAAAGTAGTATTATTTGATGCTGATTCGCTTATCTATCAAGCGATGTATAGAGTGGTAACATTCGGTGAGATACGTGAAATGATGCGTAAAGGTGACAGTAGATTCTCAATTGAACTTGAGATACTCCAGCGCGGTTATGATCGCTTTGAAAAGATTGCATTTGACATCCTAAATGAGATTGATGGCGAATACCAAACATCGGTTGTTAAGTACTTTTTCACAAAGTGTAAGCGTAACTTCCGGAAGGATGTTGATCCAACGTATAAGGCTAACCGCAAATCGAATCGATGGGTAAACGAATTACGTTCGTATCTGCTGGATTATTTGGATGGTTCTTTTGCATCTGATGAGTATGAAGCTGATGATTTGATTTACTTCAACACGCAATTGATGAATCAATACGATTATATAATCTGCTCCATTGATAAAGACCTTAAACAGATTCCAGGTATTCATTACGATTATTACCAAATGAAGGTAAAGGATGAAAACGGCGAGTATATGGTCGATCAATTCGGTCAATTTGTAAAAGTGCGTAAAGGCTTTAGATACGTAACAGAATCAGAGGCTGAAATGATGCAATTCACAATGATGCTAACTGGCGATGTAAGCGATAATGTAAAAGGCGTACATGGAATAGGTCAAAAGAAAGCGGAAAAGCTGTTACAAGGCAAGAATATGTTTGGTAAAGTACGTGCTGTATGTGAGGCTTACATGGCTGAATCCGACAATTGGAAGGAGCGAATAAGAAACAACAAAAAATTAATGATTTTTCACTAAAAACAAACAAAAATGAATCAATTAAAAATCACAGGAAAGGTATTCAAGGTAATGCCTAAAGTAGTAAAGAGCGAGAAATTCACATTTAGAAACCTATGGTTAACGCATGGCGACAAATATCCACAAACAATCGAGATACAATTTGTCAATGAAAAGTGCGATATGTTGCACAATTTGAGGGAAGGCGATGATGTAACAATAGGAATCAACTTAGATGGTCGCATTTGGAATGGTCAGGATGGGCAAAAGGTATTTAACACAATCAAAGGTTGGTCAATTGAAATGGCTGGACAAGCAAAGCCTGAAACGAATCAACCATATCAAGAGCGCATGATGGAAAATACAAGCCAAAAAATGGAGCGATTGAAAAGTTTAGAGCAACTAACAAGAGAAGGAGACGATTTACCATTCTGATATGAAAGCAAATGATTTAATCAACATCAACGACAAAGTGCGCCAATTGATCAAAGCGCATTTACAAGCCAATAACATGACGTTAACGGCTTTTGCAAAGGCTACCGGAATACATCAGGCTCAACTTTGGGTGTACATGAATGAAAAGCAAAAAGGCTTACATACATCAACACTTGAAAAAATAGGCAATTATTTAGCGAAAAAAGTTTAAATTGCATTATGATCATGCCGCCAAGCAAAATGGAAATACGTAACTTACTCGCCGACTTCGCGAAAGATGATATGTATGTTGTTTTCACGCATGATTATGAGGATTACATTTTAACCGGTTTCAAAATTACAGGGGAAGGTTTGCGCCTTCCTTTGTTGTTAGATTTCCTTCGTAATAACTACATTCCCATACTATCAGTAAAAGCATCACCAGTCCAGCATGAGTGGCATGAAGATGAGTGGATTCTATGGTGGGATATACTGATCATGAAGTATGGTACAGAAAATTAACCTATATTTGTCAATAGTTTATGTTTAACGGTTAGGTTGGGGGAGCGTAAAGTTTTCGAAATTCTACTCTATAAGCACCGCACAGTTGGCTCCCCCTTTTTTAACCAAAAACACGCATGATTATGAAAGAGAAATTAAAAGTCGCATTTGGAATAACATTACTACCATTATTTGCGGCTATGTACTACATGGATAAGATAATACTACTGTTTTTGCCTCACTTACCACAGGAAAGTGTACAAAAGTGGTTCGGATCGCAAAAAGAAATGGTCAGCAGTACAATAAGAGTTGTGGCATTTTGGGGTGCAGTTGGTATTTACTACTTAATTACATGGATAATTGGAATTCTTTAGCACATACGATAAGATAGAACGCGTTTACAGCACTAACTATGACAGATGTATCATAGGCTATTGTCAAAACACGCTAATACCTATCTATTCGGCTAATAAACTAATAAAAGTACTAAGGAAGGAAGAACACTTGGAGCATTACGATGCGATTGATTTCATCACTAACCATATGCGACATGATGACGCGATAATATGCATTGATTATGAATGAAGCACTGCCCTCTGCTAACCGGTTAGTAAGGATCGAATACATGGTAAGCATCCCAACGAACTGCTCAACACGCCATCTGAAACGTCAGTCAGCATTGTTTGCCTGTTCAAGGGGTTGAAAAACAGGCATTTTTTATGAATAAGTCAAGAACACGCATAACAGACCATTTACATAGGCAACAAAGACGCAAATTACGCGCAACGTGCCAAGTAAAAAAATGGATATACGAAAACACGGCATTTGAAAGATTAAACCCCGAGGAATGAAAACAGAAAAAGTAAAAATAAGCGAAATACACGCAAACAAGAATAACCCGCGAATAATCAAAGACGATAAATTCCGCAAATTGGTTAAGTCAATACAAGACTTTCCACAGATGCTTGAGATAAGACCAATTGTAGTTGATGAAGATAACATTGTACTTGGTGGAAATATGCGTTTAAAAGCGTGTAAAGAAGCAGGATTAAAAGAAGTGTATATTGTAAAGGCGGACAACCTAACTGAAGAACAGAAACACGAATTTATCGTAAAAGACAACGTTGGATTCGGTGAATGGGATTGGGATAGTTTAGCTAATGAATGGGATGTTGAAAAATTAGAAGAATGGGGATTGGAAATACCATTAAATGATAAAATTGATCAATTAGAAGATGGTGAAGAAATAGAACTGCCACAAAGCGTTCAATTAGAACCGCCAAAAGAATATATTTTAATAATGGCTGAACCAAATTCCGTTGATTGGGAAGAAATAAAACAAATCCTTCAACTTAAAATGGTGCGAAGAGGTGGTTACAAAAAAGGTAGTGCATTTGATGCAATTGCATTAGAGAGAGTTATTGAGTGGTCAGATTTTAAAACACGAATCAATGTTAATAGCGATACCAAGTAAAAGCAGAGCAGGTTTAACAACTACAAATAAGATATTGCCTAATTTGGGTACTTTTTTTATTCCTGAAAGTGAATATCACCAATACAAAGGATTAATTAAAAACATTATTTGTGTACCAAAGGAAATTCAGGGAATAACACCAACAAGAAATTGGATCTTAAAAAACACGGATAGCAGATACGTTGTATTTTTAGATGACGACGCAAAGAATGTAGGTTATACAAAATTGAATGAAAGAAAAAGTGAGAAAATAGAAATAAGAGATGAAGGATTTTGGGTAGAAGAATTTTTAAAAGCATTTGATTTAACCGAACAACTCAATTTTAAAATATGGGGTGCAAAAACGGAAGCAGCACCAAGATCAGTTTATCCATATAAGCCCATATTACTTAAAACATATGTTACTGCAAGTTGTATGGGAATAGTTAACGATGGTGAATATATGTTTGATGAGAATTTCAAAGTAAAGGAAGACTACGAAATTTGCTTAAGACACATAAAAGAAAAAGGAGGAATTTTAGGAATTAGATATTTACACTGGGAAAATGAACATTGGACAACGCCCGGCGGATGCAAAGATTATCGAACAATTGAAATGGAGAAAAAAGCAATAAAAGATTTGATTAAATTATACCCAAATATGATTGCTTCAGCAAAAAGAAAAGCAAATGAATTTACAATTAAATTGAATTTGTAAAAACAATGTAAAAACAGAGTTATGGAGGGAAAAAACGGTGGAACATTAAAACCATTTGAAAAAGGTGAGAGCGGAAACCCGAACGGCAGACCTAAAGGAGCAAAGAACAGAAGCACAATAGCAAAGTACTGGCTGGAAGTAAATCAAAAGCTAAAGAACCCTTTAACTAACCAAGAAGAAACAATGAGCCAAGAAGATTTAATGACTTTGGCACTAATTAAAAAAGCACGTGAAGGCGATGTACACGCATACAAAGCATTAATGGATAGCGGTTATGGTTCTCCGGTGCAAGTAGTTGAGCAAACGCAAACCAATTTCGATCTTTCTGTATTATCAACTGATGAGATTTTGAACTTATTGAAAGATGACGAATGATAAGAAAGAAGCGGCAAAGGAATTACTCCGAATGGAATTACGGCGGCGCGACTTTTATCGCTTTTGTCTTTATTATGATAATGATTTTTTTCGTTCGCGACCATTTCTTAAAGACATTGCACACGCTTTCCAAGAGGTTGAGGACAAGAAAATAAAGAGCCTAAGCGTATCATTACCGCCACGTGCTGGTAAATCGTACATTACATCGTTATTCTGCGCATGGACATTAGGGAAAAACCCAACCGAAAGCGTATTACGTAACTCATGTACTGCCACATTGTACTTGAAATTCAGTTACGATGTACGTGCAATACTAAAGGATGAACGCTTTAAACGCGTGTTCCCTGAGGTAAGCCTATCAGATGATAAAGCCAATTTGCAAGGCTGGAACACGAATAAATCAAAGCAAGTAGGTTACTTCGGTGCTGGAGTTGGTGGCACTATAATCGGATTTGGAGCGAGTAACGTGGCAATAACTGACGACCTTTATCGAGGTATTGAAGATGCGTTAAGCGATACGGTAAATGATCGGATCATTCAATGGAAGGAATCAACGCATGATTCACGATTTGAGACAGGATGTGCGCGTATAGACATCGGTACACGCTGGTCAGTAAACGACGTAATAGGTAGAGGTATTACCGAAAGTATATACGATAAGAGCATAATCGTTCCGGCATTGGATGAACACGGTAATTCGTTTTGTGAGGCTGTAATGACTACGGAAGAGTATAGGCAAGTGCAGAAACGTACAGCCAAAGAAATATGGTTGGCGGAATACCAGCAACAACCTATTGATATTGAAGGTAGGTTATTCAGCGATTACAAGCGTATTGATCAAAAGGAATTCGAGCATTTTATAAGCACCAACCAAGTTGAGGGTACATTGGCTTACATTGATGTGAGTGACACGGGAATGGATTACACGGCTATGGCTATTGCGGCAATCGTAAAGAATCAAACGTACATAGTGGATTACGTATTCAATAGAGATAATACCGATCTAACTATCCCACAATGCGCCGCATTACTCAACAAATGGAACGTATCATATTGTCGTGTTGAGTCCAATAACATGGGTGCTATGTTTGCGCGTAACTTACAAAACCTAACCAAGACTAAGATACTTCAAGTCGCCAACACCACAAACAAGATTACACGCATCATAATGCAGTCGGCGTTCATTAGCCAAAGGATGCAATTTGTAGTTAAAGACGACCAACAATGCCTTACTTTTATTCAAAATATGCTGTCATTCAGCAAGGAAGGAAAGAACAAGCATGATGATGCACCTGATTGTTTGGCTGGGTTAAGTTTATTTTTACAATCTATGTTTAAAAATTTATCGTAACTTTGATTAAAATCTAATCACATGATCAGATGAATCTGAACTTTTGGGAGACTTTTTTCGGTATAGATCAAAACCGACAAGATAGGTACATCAACCAATGGAATCGTATATTCCCCGTAATGAATCAAATGTGGGGTGTAAAGAATGCCGTTTGGATTGATACCAATAACGCATGGCAGCACTACTTAGATATTCCTGAATTACGCGCTGTAATCGACAAACGCGCATCAATGATGGCGGCTAATCACCCAGTGTTAATCGATGCTGATGGTAATGTAGTAGAAAACCATTGGTTCAATGACCTTGCTAAGCAACCAAACCCGATTCAATCATGGTCGGATGTTGTTTACTCATTCAGCGTTAATGATGCGCTATACTCAAATGCGTTTGGTTACTGTCCTAAAAGATCATTTGACATACGCAACTTACTTGTTCCATTACCTTCTAATCGTATTCAGTTAGATACAAGCGGTAAAACGCTAAAGCAAATGGATGAGGGCGGCATGATCAACCGATACAAGTTCAGATATGATGATGATAAGCTGGAGATAATCGAGGTTGATGATATGATATACCTAACAACGGCTGATGGTATGAACATTTTAAAGCCTATTTCGCGTATAGATTCGTTAAAGTATCCGTTGTCAAACATCAAAGCAAGTTACCACAAGCGTAATGTGCTACTTGAAAACATCGGTGCAATAGGTATCTTATCAGCGCAAAAGAGCGACATGGGTGGTGCTATTCCAATGACACCTGAAGAAAAGACAGCCATTCAAAAGGATTGGTACAACAGATCTAAGGATGAGTTATTAATCACTGAGAGCCAAGTCAATTGGACACCAATGTCCTATCCAACTAAAGACTTACTACTATTCGAGGAATTGAACGCTGATAAAATGGCGATCATTGACGCGTATGGGATGAACGTAAACCTATTCAGCAATGAGAAAGGATCGACATTTAGCAATGTAAAGGATAGCGTTCGAATGGTTTATACAGATACAATTATCCCTGAAACGCAACAGATGTATGACACAATCGCGCATCAGTTAGGATTAAAGGAACAAGGGTATTCGATTAAAGCTGATTTCTCACACTTACCGGTACTTCAGGATGATGAGCAAACCAAAGCATCTGCGGACAAGGTTAAGGCTGAAACGTATAACATCCTTTTACGCGATGGAGTGATTACTCAGGAGCAATACGCAATGGATTTCGGTATAGAATTACAACAAGCATCACAACAAGATGCGAAAGCGGCGGCATTGGCACAGGCACAAACAGAATTGAAAGGTACTGTCGGTGGATTAGATGGTATTATCAACCTAAACAACGCTGTAACCGCTGGATTAGATCGCAACACGGCTGTAAATATCTTAATCAATTACTATGGTTATGATCCAACAACGGCAAACGCGATGATAACAACAACACAAATTACTCCAAATGAAGGATTATAACCTATACAAAACAAAAGCGGCATCCGATATAAAGGATATGGACAGCGATAAGCGGCAAGTTGCTGTTTACCTATCTACGTTTGATACAATAGACGCGGATAATGACATGATCAAAAAGGGTGCATTCGCTAAATCAATACAAGAAAGAGGCGCACAAAGCACATCAAACCGCAAAATCGCATTCCTTAGACATCATGATTGGGATTGGCAGATAGGTAAGTGGTTGAGCCTTGAAGAGGATGACAAAGGGTTGTTTGCAGTGGGTGAATTAGGTCGATCAACTAAGGGAAATGATGCGTATTTGGACTATGAAGATGGCATTATCCGTGAGCATTCGATTGGATTCCAATACATGAGTGACAAAATCAGATGGATTGATGATTCAACTAAAGAGGAAGGCGGGTATTGGATGGTTTCAGAGGTGAAATTGTATGAAGGTAGTGCGGTAACGTTTGGTGCTAACGAACACACCAATGTTGTTGACGTAATGAAGGGTGAAAACCGCGTTGAAGTAGCCGATAAAATCGCAAAAGAGATTGAAGGAGTCATTAAAGGACTTACAAACGGCAAAGGAACAGATGAAAGGCTGTTTGAATTAGAGATGAAATTAAAGTTTTTGAACGC